GTAAGCGTCCACGCCGCATCCCATGTTTCTGAAGCAGTAACTGCTGCCACGGTAGACTCCTCGTTTATTGAGCAAGTCCCGTCCCCTTAGACCTTCTTGCTACCCAAAGTTTTTATTGAAAAAGGCGTTATAATCCGCATCGGAGATATCGCTATCAGAGAGTCCCAGGTCTGTAGTTGTGGGGATGCCAGAAGCCGTAGACCGAGCCGAGCGCCGTGCATCTTGCGCCTGCTGATTTAGCTGTGCTGACTCCTGTCCCGCCTGTGAGCTTATCACGCGATCCAGGGCATCACCAAGACTGAAGGTGCCGCCCTCTGGCGACTGCCGTCCTCTCAGCAATGCTGCGGTATTAAGCCACGTATTTACTGCCTGCTCTCCATGCTTTTCTACAGCCGCAAGATACTCGCCTTCGTATGCCTGGTCCTGTTGCCCCTGAACATACTGCGAAGCTATTCCAGCATTTTGCTCTATGTTGTCCAGGCGATCTTGCATCTCTGCAAGTCTCTGAACTGCCGGATGGTTTTCAATCATATGACTGACAACCCCGAATGAGCTGCGTTGCTGGTCTGTAGCTGTAGCCAGGTTGAACCCCATATTCTCCGCTACCTGGTCCAGTTCCTGACCGGGCAATGCAGGAGTATTCGGTTCTTCCTGTTGACTGCCATTCTCCCATGCGTCGAAGCGTTCCTTTTGCGCTTCGAGTTCTGAGGCCAGCTCCCGATATTCGGAACTCGCCTGCGTGGATTTGGCTTCCGCATTCTTTACTGCTGTCTGGGCATGGGAAAAGGCATCACGTGCTGATATTGTTGCCTCTTCCGGTATGTCATCCAGCGATTGCCTGCGGTAGTCAACTCCGTCCATCGAAAAGCTGGAGGTACTGGAGTGGTCACGGGAAGGGCTTGCGTTCGATCCTAACGTATTCTGGTCGAGGTTCTCGCCAAAAGAGTCGCCAAATGTGTCAGGTTCAGGTGCTGGCCCTGCGTCAACCTGTGCAGTGTCCATCTCTTCTGCCATGTTCTTTCTCCTATAATAGTCCTTCGTCCCCTGCCCTCTGTGCTTCCATGATTTGCTCTTGTGTTGCTACCTGTGCTTCTGGTCCTGAATGTTTATACATCTCTTCCTTGTTCTTCAACTCTTCCTTGCGCCACTCCCTTGTCCCTTTTACCGTATCGCCAGCTTCTTCCATCTCATATTCTTTCAGAAGCTGCTTGTAGTGGTCCGGTGATTCAATTTCGATATCATACCCTATCTGTGGGTGATGTTTGGCATTGCTGCCAAGTATGGATGTCAGTGACCTCTTCTTGTTAAACCCCTTGCCCCACTGCTGATACATCCTCTTCCCACAACCACATTTCAGGTAGCGTGGTAAAGACTCCATAGGAAAATAGAGGTCTTTCTTTTCTTCCCCACACTCACACCTGAAGTCGTGTATAGGCACTATATATCTCCCAGCGTCTTCTCAAGAGCTTCCCTTACTGCCTGTTTGTCTTTCTCGTTGAGGCCGGATAAATCAACCTCGACATTTCCGGCAAGCTTCTTTTCCCAATGCCTGCCACCTTCTGTGCGTACTCTAACGACATTATAAACGCCAAAAGTTTCCGTGGTCTTGGCAGCTTCTTTTACTACTGCTTTCTTGGCCTTCTTGGCTTTCTGCATTATATCACTCCCGCGTCTTTCTGCTGTGTCTGGATGAGGTTTGCTGTCTCCTGGGCATTTGAGCGCACCTTGCTGATGATCCCCTCTGAGCCTTCTACACTGTCAGGCTTACCCACTGCCCGTGGTCCTCCTGTTCCTGAAGCTTCCTGGCTTATCATCTCCTGATGCATCTGTATATGCTCTTCACAGAGCTGTGTCACCTGCTGCTGCTGTGCTGGAAGGAGGTTCAGGAACTGCGGCATCTGCGATACAGCCTGGGGATGCTGTACCTGCATGTGGGTATTATGGTCTTCACCTGGTATGGGGTTTATCTGCGCCCCCATCATGATATGAGATATCAGTTCAAACTGTGCTGACCTGACGGCATCGAGGTTCTGCTCTTTCTTGAAGAGTCCTTCAGGGTCGGGGAAGCCAAAGGACTTTGCTGCCGTCATTCGCAATTTCTTTGGGTCGAAGAAGGGATCTTGGGCAAACCTGTCTACAAAGGCCATGACGTTATCTCTTTGCATCTGCTCTGCAAATGGAGACATAGAGTGTGCGCCTATGGTAACGCGGCGCTTTACGCGAAGCCAGTGTGCCTGTATCGCTACCTGGGCATCTACGGAACCGCGCTTCCTCTGGCTGACATACCACTCTTCGGGAATGTATCTCTCGTCTGCCATCACATCAAAGGCCGAGGATACAATCCAATCATAAGTATTTACGGGCAGCGACTGCATCCACTCCCTGTTCAGCTCTGCTGTCGTAGCGTTTATCGCTGACTCCGTTGCTGTCCTTCCCCCTCTGGCTTCGACTTCTATGAGTTGGCTTTCATAGAACATCGCATCCCGCTCAAGCTGTATCTGGTCTGGTTGTGGCGCACCCCAATCTACGGGGGCGAGGACATCACGAACACTCCCCCCTGGGGGTGGCTGTGTCCAGACGATGCTGCTGTCCTGGGCATTCTTCAGGCTTGTGGGCAGCTTGCTGTCTCTCTCCTTGGCCCTCTCATCTCCTATGATGACGCGCTTTAGTCGTGCCAGGTTATCGGCACGGTGGGAGAGAGAGTCCATGATGATAGACTCTACCTGCTCTTCATAGGAGGCTATGGCCCTGCCATAGAAGTTATCTCCCAGGTCCAGTGCCTGCGTGAAATAGGGGAAGCCCCCTCTGATAAGGAACTTTTCGGGCATCTCTCCATTTTCATCACTGGGCCTGGTATAGTCTACAGACAGTTCCTCTCCTGTTGCGGGGTCTGTGCGGCGCACGGCCTCACGCAGAAGGAAGGGGTGGCTGATGTTTTCAATGGGGTCTTTAATCCCTTTTACAAAGAACTTGCGGTGGCCCCGTATGCGGTCATGGACCTCATAGCACTTGATGATGCCTGCCAGCCTCTGTGCTTCCTCTCGCGCTTCCTGGTCTTCGGTGCGCTGTTCCGGCTCCATGTCCTGTCCGAATGTTTTCTCGAAATCGTCGCTGCCCCCTTCGCTTATGAGGTTCTTCAGCTCTGTTCGCACGTGGCGAAAGCGGCTGTCTTTCATCAGCCTCTTTATGGGGATGTCCATCTCCTCGATGATGTCTGAGGCTGTGGTATAGTCGTGAGGCTTTACGTTGGGGTCTATGAGGATCTTGAAGGGGTCTATACGCAATACGCAGGGGAAGTCTTCCATCTCGTTGGTGCTGGTAACCCCAAAGGTATCGTATCCTGGCTTGTTATATTCGATCTTGAACCAGGGTCGGTAGCAGAAGATGGCATCGAACAGCCCCTGATGGACTTCTACGCGGACATTCATAACCTTCAGGATGTCATTGGCGGCGACATTGAGGATATCTTCCAGACCTTCAGAGCCGATATCTTCAGAATCTTCTATTCTCACGAATACTTCAGGGTAATTAAAGGCTACGGAGGCAACAATCTTGCGAACCATGGGGTATATGCGTGATATCAGGACCGTTTCATCCTCAGCAAGGCCAGGGATATCGATGTTCTTAAGCTGGTACCTGTCGAGGTTGCTGCGCCACTCCGTATGGTGTGGTTCCATAAACTTCTTGCGGTTGCTTATGGACTTCCACCAGTGGTCTACCTCTGTGTCCGACATTTTAATTTGTTCAGCCATACCTGCTCATAGGTTTTGATGCAGAGTCCAGGATGCTGTCAATAATGGCTTGTCCACTATTGCTATGTATCCGCTGTGACGGCTGTATGAACTTCGGAGTGCTGATATTATCCAGGTGCCTGCCAAGGACAGACCCGTTATCTACGATATCGTCGTACTTGCCACTGGGAAACCTGAGATGTTCATGAATAACATCTTCTACCCAGGGTTTGTTGGGCCAGAATACCTTGCCACGGGCCATTCTCCCCCTGTAGTTTGTGGCTTTTGCTGACTTGTTGCCTGCTGCTGACACTGTGGCGAGGTTGCAGAAGATGCGCCTTTCATCCATTCGGCTGCGTATGATGGCACCGCCAAAGTTGTCATCTACCTTTTCCAGAACAGCCTCATAGGGCTTGTACTCCTCCAGAAAGGTGACGATGTTATCGGCAATAATGTCGGGTGTGGCCTTCTCGCGCCACATATCCACACAATACCAGTTGGCATCATGGTCTATGGCCCACGCCATGATAACAGCATAATCGCTGGTTTCCTTTCCCGCATAGGAGAGGTCTGCGGTGACATAGTATGTGGCATTGGAGGGAACCACATCATATCGAGGAAACCAGCTTTTCTGGAAATACAGACCCTCTGTCGGTACAGGATTCTGCTGGTGCAGTGCTGACCAATCATATGGTGGCATATCCTGTCGCATCTCGTCATAGTCTTCCGACGAGTAGCGACTCCCTCCTGGAGCCTCACACAGATACTGGCCGACATCCCTCCCAAGGATATCATCTTCCTCTGCTTCTGTCTTTATCTCAAGAACCGCCCACCTGTCCTTCTGGCTGTCGAGGAGCCTCCCTGCCAGGTCATCATCGTGCCAGCGCGTCATAACGAGGACAATAGCCCCTCTGGGACTGAGGCGTGTTCTGAATACCGTATTATACCACTTCCACACCCTCTCCCGTGCCACATCGCTGTTAGCACCCTCTGGCCCAGAGAAGGGGTCATCAATAATCATCAGGTCACCGCGCCGTCCTGTGAGGGCTGTGCCTACGCCTGCGGCATAGTATCCCCCCCCATCAGTCAGGGACCATCGGTCTGCTGCGGTAGAGTCGGGGTTCATTATGACTTCGGGGAATACAGCCTTGAACTCCGGCGACTTCACCCGTGCGCGAACATCACGGCCATAATCCATAGCCCTGTCATAGTTGTAAGCCGTGCCTATGACGCTGGTCTTGGGCCTGTTGCCTACCCAGAAAGAGGCAAAGTCCTCAGATACGGCCTTTGTCTTGCCGTGCTGTGGTCCCATAAAGACCATCAGGCGGCGTATATCTCCATCATAGACCTTCTGTAGGTAGTCATTGACAACGCTTACATACGACCATTCCTCATAGTCTTCAGAGATATACTGACGGTATGTCTCAAAGGAGTCCTTGGCTTTCTCCCGTACCAGTGCCTCCTGGAGATATGCGTTCATTGATTTTTGTAAGATTCCATTAATTCAAGAAAGTTTTCGTTTGACATTTCTCCGTTTTTTACAGCATCCAACCATTTCTCTACGTCCGCCTGTGATAATAATGTTTCGTCTGTGCTTACTTTTTTCATTTTCCCCGAAAGCTTTAATCTCTTTCTTTGAACAGGAGGATCTCCTTCTAAAGGAACCTGTCTCATTTTTCCAGAAAGTTTTAACTTTTTTCTTTGAACAGGAACAGATTTAGACATCTCTGCAAGTCTCTGAACTGCCGGTATTTTTGCAAGTTTCTTAGCTGGTCTTCCTCCGGGAACAGCTCCTAGTGCTGCCCAACCTACATTCTCCAACGAAGGATCTTTGTAGGCCGTATATAAATCCTCAGCAGCCGCTGCTGGTGACCAGCCATACGCTTCTCTCGCCAGCTTCATAAGGTCTGAAAGACCACCACCGCCGCTGCCTTCTCGCTGTTCATACGGCACCCGCGCCAACTCATCCTGACGGGCGGTCTTCATCTTTCTCGACAGCCATGACTGGAACTGCTTGTCAGCACCCTGCTGGTCTTTCTCCATATCCCGCTTCTTCTGGGCATGACCTTCAGGGGTATAGGGGTAATGCTTTCCTTTATACTGCGGCATCAGCTCCTCCTATCCAAATCTGCGTGTCACCCTGCCACCATATCCCGTGGCAACCTTCGCGGGACGGGCAGAATATCTACGGCCACCACCTGATTTTGGACGGCCCGTATTCATACCTTCCATAGCTTCCTGGGCTATCTGTGCGCCTGCCGGATCAGCATAATTCGCCATAGGCGTCCCGTATACCTGCTTCTGCCTGTTAATCTGCTTGTTCTTACCGCTCAACCACCGATTAAACCCTGGCATATATCCCCCTGAGTTCCACGTGGAACACTAGCAGCCACGATACAAATCCGATACCTCGATATCCAGAATGTCAGCAATGGCCTCAAGATACTGCAACGTCATACGCCTACGGCCTACCTCCATCCGACAA